TTTATGACGTGTCCAAGCTAACGGCATCCACGGTGCGCGGCTGCATCATTCCGGAGCCAGGTAACAAACTGGCGGTTGCCGACTATTCCAACGTAGAAGGGCGCGGGCTGGCATGGTTAGCGGGCGAACAGTTGGCCCTCGAGACTTTCCGCTCTGGTCTGGACATCTACTGCGTAACCGCCGGGAAAATGTTCAACATGGACCCTGATGATATAAAGAAAAACCGTAAGGATATCAGACAGATAGGCAAAGTTTGCGAGCTGGCCCTCGGCTACTCCGGAGGCGTCGGAGCGTTCATCAATATGGCTAAAGTGTACGGACTCGACCTGCAAGGAATGGCTGAAATGATGAAAGGCACATTCCCGGACCATATCTGGAGTGCTGCCATTCGTGGCTACGAGTACGCGCGCATCCAGGAGAAGAACAAGAAAGGCTTTGCGGGTAAGAAAGCTGAGAGACCCTCCTATGACCTGCCGAAGAAAGTCTGGTTAACATGCGACTCTATTAAGCGCATGTGGCGCGAATCGCACCCGGCAACCGTGCGATTCTGGCGCGACCTGGAAGAAGGCGCGATGGCTGCAATTAAGAATCCTGGCAAGGTCTACTGGGCCGGTGATAGCGTGCGCGAAGATGGTAGTCAGGCCATTAAAATCAGTCGCACCTTTACCCGCGAGAATGGTGAGAAAATTCCCGGTTGGTGGCTGAAATTAGAGATGCCGTCGGGCCGCATCCTGAGCTATCCGGGCATTGGTATCTCAGTTGAAAAGCAAATCGAGGAAAATGATTACGAAGAATCGAAGCAAACCTATAAAGAGCGTATCCGCTACATGGGCGTTAACCAGACGACGCGCCAGTGGGGCAAGCAGTACACATACAGTGGCAAGCTCTGTGAGAACCTGTGTCAGGCGTTCTGCCGTGATTTGCTGGCTAACGCCCTGGTCAATGTTGAAGATATCGCGGGCTGGCCCATCATTTTACACGTGCATGATGAACTGGTGTGCGAAGTACCGAACGAACCAGAGTATAGCGTCGAGAAGCTGGAGCAGCTTATGTGCGCGCTGCCGGTGTGGGCGCAAGGCTTCCCACTAGCCGCAGAAGGCTCGGAGTTAATGCGCTACGCTAAATAATAGTGTTGTAATATCTGGGTGATGGTGCTAATTTAGGTCATCACTTTTTATTCGGAGAAACATAATGCGCAAATTTAAGGTCGTAATAGAAACTGGCACTGTTGGCGGGCTGCATGTTGAAACTTTTGAAATGGAAGACGACGCCAGCGAAGAAGAAATAGACGAGGAAGCACGAGACATTTTCTTTAACCAATGTAACTACGGTTGCCATGAAATTACGGGAGAAGATGATGACGCCTGAAGGAAAAATCCAAGCATACGGCATGGCTGAACTCAAGAAGCGCGGCTGTCTGGTTAGAAAAATCGGCTATGAAGGAAGACGCGGCTGTCCTGACCATCTGGTGCTGGTGCCAGAACGCCTTGCCCATTCGAAGAAAGGCTATCCGTGCCTTGAGTTTAGGTCTGACGTGATTTTCATCGAGTACAAAGCGACTGAAGACACGCAGCCCGAGCCGCACCAGATTAGAGAACATGAGCGTATGCGTGCTGCCGGGGGAGACGTTAGAACCGTTGGTAGCAAGGCGCAGGTTGACGCTTTGGTAATGGAGCTGTTCCCGGGATGAAATTCGAAAGACGCGAATATCAGAAACTAATCACAGCGCACATTCTTAAGCACCCTCGCGCTAATGTTTTTGCGACAATGGGCAGTGGTAAGTGCCTTCAAAAAGGTACTAAAATAATAATGTTAGACGGTTCTATTAAGAAGGTAGAAGACGTCATTGTCGGTGATTTATTGATGGGGCCCGACTCCACACCACGCCGAGTCCTTAGTTTAGGCCGGGGCCGTGAGATGATGTATGAAGTGACGCCGGTCAAAGGCGAATCTTATACGGTCAACGAAAGCCACATTCTCTCACTGCGCACCACTACATCCACAGGTAACAAAACATGGCCTGATAACACAGTATTTGATATCCCCCTGCGCGACTGGCTAAAGCTTCCTAAATATGTCACTTGCGCAAACGGACTGTTAAAGGGGTGGCGCGCGGCTGTTGACTTCGGCACGAAAGCACAGGACCCTCTGCTGCCGCCTTATCTTCTGGGCTTATGGCTCGGCGATGGCAGCACCCGAAGCGGGGCTATTACCTCTGGTAATAACGAAACAGAAATACGCAATTACATTATTAACTACGCCGAAAGCAATGGAATGTTTATTCGGAAAGAAGATATAACCTGGCATATTACACGAGGAAACATCGGTAAAAAAGAGCGAGTATTTACAACTGCTTTGCGAGATAGCGGCGTGCTAGGTAATAAGCATATACCGCACAATTATAAATGCGGCGACCATCAACAGCGCGCCGAACTGCTGGCAGGTCTACTGGATAGTGACGGCTATTACGGCAACGGCGGTTTCGACTGGGTTAGCGTTCGTGAAGTTCTGGCGGACGATATTTGTTACCTAGCCCGCAGTCTCGGTTTTGCGGCCTACAAATCCCCGTCGCGTAAACAGTGTGTTAACACCGGCGTTTGGGGCGACTATTGGCGCGTTAGTCTGTCCGGGGACTTCTCCTGGCTACCGTTTGTTCGAGGTCGGCACCTGAATATCCCGCCTCGTAAGATTGCTAAGAACGTGCTTAACGTCGGGATAAAGAGTATCGAACCAGTCGGCGAGGATGACTACTACGGCTTTACCATCGACGGTGACCACCGTTTCCTTTTGGGCGACTTCACCGTTACACACAATACCGGCGCGACAATGTGGTCCCTTAATAAAATGTTCCAGTCTGGCATTCTCGAAGACTGGGACCAGGAGAACTGGTGCGGCGACCGCGTGCTGGTGCTGGCCCCGCTGCGTGTTGCCTCCGGCACTTGGCCCGCTGAACAAAGCAAATGGCAATTCCCCGCGCTTCGAGTCGTCGACGGCACCGGCAGCCGCCAGTATCGTGAAGATGTGATGCTGAACGACGACGCTAACGTGGTGTGCTGTAACTATGACATTCTGGAATGGCTTGTCGAGTTCTGGGGCGACCGCTGGCCTTTCACTGTGATTGTTGCCGATGAGTCTACCAAGCTGAAGTCGTTCCGCAGCAAAGGCGGAAGCAAGCGCGCGCGAGCACTCGGCAAAGTGGCACACAAGAAGATTAAACGGTTCATTAACCTGACGGGTACGCCTGCACCGAATGGCCTCAAGGACCTCTGGGGCCAGTGCTGGTTCCTCGACGCGGGCCAGCGCCTGGGGCTGTCATATACGGCCTTTACTGACCGTTGGTTCGTGAGTATCCAGGAAGGCACGCATCACGCGGCGAAGTCCTACAAGCCCCGCAACGGCGCGGATACGGAGATTCATAAGCAGATAGCAGACATCTCTCTGACCGTCGACGCGGCAGAGTACTTCGGTTGTGATAAACCGGTTGTTGTGCCTGTTATTGTGCCGCTGCCGTCTAAGGCTCGCAAAGTCTATGACCAGATGGAGAAAGAGCTATTTGCGCAGCTCGAAGCCGGAGAAGTCGAAGCGGCTAACGCGGCAGCACGCACAGCGAAGTGCCTCCAGATTGCAGGAGGCGCGGTGTACGTGACAGGAGACGATGGCGAAGCAAGCCGTGACTGGGAACTGGTGCATAACGTCAAGCTGGACGCGCTGGAGTCCATTTACGATGAGCTTAACGGGGCGCCACTGCTCGTGGCCTATCAGTATCAGCACGACCTGGCCCGCATCCTGAAGAAGTTCCCTGAAGCTGTGGCGCTGGCTAAAGGTGCGAAGGGTAACAGGCAGATTGAAGCATGGAACCGTGGCGAGTTGCCGATGTTGTGCGTACATCCTGCGTCTGCCGGGCATGGTTTGAATTTACAGGACGGCGGGTGTCATCTGTGCTTCTTCGCGTTAACGTGGAACTTTGAGCACTATGCGCAGATTATCGAGCGTATCGGGCCGGTCCGCCAGCATCAGGCGGGCCATCCTCGGGCGGTCTTCATATATCAGATTCAGGCAGAAGGCACGCTGGACCAGGTTGTACAGGCGCGCGTAGAGGGTAAAGAAGATGTGCAGAAGTTACTTATGGACTATTGCAAAGTGAAACGAGGTGGATGATGTCTGAATTCAACATTGAAGACTGCGACGAAGTAATAGCAGATGCCGGTGGTAGCCTTGCGCAGATGTTGGCGCTACAGCTAAAGAAAGAGTTAACGCGAATCAAGGAACTCGAAGCTGAAAATGCCAGATTACGGCAGCAACGAGACGCGGCGAATGCGCAACTGGATTTTATTCTGGAGAACAAGCAAGTGTGAAAAAGAGCCCCGCCGAAGCGGGGTTTTGTTTACTCGCTAATGCATCGAACGGTATAGGGTATTCCAACGCCATGCACGTACATGTTTTGTAGTGGCGATGTTGTTGCAGGAAGAGTAACAGAAAGAGTTCCTACAGTTACAATCATTGTTTTGTTATCAAGGTATCTAACTCGGCAATTATACGTTCCTGTCGTTATTGTCGCCCCTATAGTTACAGGAGATTCGCCAGCACGATTTACGGTTAGCGCGCCTCCAGCTGTATAGTTAATTATTAATAAATCCGTTCCGTCTGTTGCTGCGCGCAATCTTAATGCGACGCCGGAGGCGAACAAGTTCAAGTTAAGCATCAATTCTGTGTTTTTACAGAAAGGGACGTAAGAATAAGACAGCTTACCATTGGTGTCGTTCGAGGCTGTAGATTCAACGCGCGGTATAAGCCCATACCCTGCCAAGGCAAAATCAGAGCCAGCACCACCCAAAGCTGTGCTAGATAAAATCCCCATGCAATGCAGCCCAGCATAAAGCTTGCACCGTGACGGTACAAAAACACCCTCCCAATCCATCGATGCCAGGTTTGCGTTTCCCTGGTCAATTGTACCGGCATATTGGTTTGTCGAATTTCCGTTATCAGATAATGTTGATGTGGTGCCTGAGTTCCACTGAGTACCATAAATAGCAAGCACCGTGTCATCAGTGGGCGTATCAAGAAGAACAGCCATATTAATGCCAGTGTTACCAGCGCCCCTTGTCCCAACCATTACCCCGCCAAATCTACGGAACGGCAGATAGTCCGTTCTATATTGCTTGGATGCGCCAATATTATCGAAATATGTACCGTTGCTAAAACCCTGCTTATCTCCAGCTTTGCATAAAGGCTTCGCGTTGACAAACGGGATTGCCATATTTCTCCCCGCCATCGCATATGCATCACTAGATGGATGCGCCCCATCTGGAACTAAATCAATAGGCGCGTACATTCTGGTTGTTTTCTGGAAATAGTAATACTGGTCAACAAGGTCAACCTTCATTGATCTTGCTACGTCCCGAATTACATTGACATAACGCTCCAGACGCTTTGATTTAGTTTCCGTAATTATCCCTCCGCCACCATCTACAGTCGTTGCCGGGTTAATATTTGGGGTGCAAAGAACCGGGACTTTATTAGCGTCACGCACGGCATTTACAAAAGAAATCACATCCAACCGGAACTGATTTATGTCTAAATCCAGCTGACTATCATTGATTCCGTGATTGCAGTAAATAACGTGCGCCGTTGATGTCGCTAAAGAGTCCATAAAGGTGGGGACGGCTCCGTCAGTACCAGAAATCATTTCACGAAGTGTTGACCCGGATATGCCGAAGTTATTAATCGTACAGGCTACACCAAAAAGGTTTTGTAGGGTGCTCGTTAGCGTTACCGTAGGTCTTTGTGCGTCTTGCCCAGCGCCACCTGACACAACCCCGTACATCGTTGAGTCCCCTCGGCAATCGGCAGTTATGGCTAAGCCTTTAGCCAGGCGAGTTGCAGCAATTTCATAACATGATTTGAATTTTGGATAGTTTCTTTTTTCGATTGTCTGGTTTACCGCTGCGATATCCGACGTTGATGCCGCGCCGTAAACCAAAGACACACCCTTTCCGGGGGATGAACTGGCCAGGTCTGCTCGGAGAGTGATGTCACCGATAGGCTTCCAGGCTGTATCAGATACGCCGCCAGTAGATGCAGGTGATGAGCTGGCAGGTATGGTTTTTGGCAGCGCGCCATGCCAGGAGTAGTATTGTCCATCTCCAGAAGGTCCAGGCCACAAAACAGCTAAATCTGCATCGCCAACCCCAAGAGTGCCACCGGTTGCAAATGTAAACGACGCAGGTCTGAACCCTGCATCACGCAAAATGGCTGGCATTGTTTTCTGAACTTGCCCCGTTACTTGGTTTGTTGCCGTTTGAATATCTGCCCCACCGGCAACGCCACCCGCTTTACCCGTGATAACTTCAGCCTCGAAAAGCTGGTGTTTCTTAGCTGTCTTCAAATCTTCGAGCGATAAAACGTCGCCGCATCCGCTAGACATAATGTGTCCTCTTTAGGAAAAACCGTTGCTGAAACCATCGCTGAATGCGCGACCAAAAGGCGAAACGCCGTCATAAAGATAATAGTCACCCGTATAATTATACCCGGTTATTTTAGCTGTTCTGTCGCTGCCGGGTGAGACCGTGGATACTACCATCATCTGAGCATTATGCCTTTGTTCGCTGCCGAATGAAAATTCCGTTTTCAGTGCGCTGTTACCGGTGTAAATCGCCTCTTGCGGCGCGGACAACATGACAACTTCGCGGTCCGAGCTTCCGGGCACAACCGGCACGCTCTGCACAGAACCGTCGCGACGCTTCAGGATGACAGAGTGGTCATCTCCTGGCGTGAACCCCACATTCTGAGACAAGGTCAGCGTCAGGCCATTTACGGCAACAACATAGCCATCATACGGCGACACGCGGGAGCCTTTCACGACACTGATTGCGCGGCCTGGGCGAACGAATACGCCCTCTTCTGTCGATGTGAACTCTACAGCCACCCGGTTTAAGGTGTTGCGCTGGTAGCGACGGTACGCGGCCCAGTAGGCTTGCTGATAATTACGAATGCCTTTCGAATCGAACGTCTCCGTTTTCACGCCGCCATCTGCCGGAATAGTGATTGTCTCTTTGACGTTAGTATCCGGGTCGATAAAGCCGAATTTCAGCGAGTCATACGAGCTTCGGTCGTTAAAGTTTCGAGTCCACTTTTCCGCATCGGGCAATTTGCTGCGATGGGTGAATACCATTTCCGGACCCTGGCGCGGTCTGTCGAAGTCCAGCAGCACGGCAGCGCCTTCGCGATAGCCACTACAGAAAATAGCGTCTGAAATAACGCTGATAATGTCCTGCATCGTCGAGTCGTAAGCGTCGAATGTGTAGCAGAATTGCCCCGCGCGGGCGTCGTTAAAATACTGTTCGACTTCAGCCTGTACTGCGACTAACCGGTCCATGTTATTGGCGGTCAGATTGAGATTGCCGACAATAGGGTCGCGCAGCAGTCGAATCAAAGATTGAACAGCCTGCGTGTTGTTGGACAGCACAGAGTCGAACGCCCCGCCGCCCAGGTATTTATACAGGCGCTCTGTGGAAAGAATTTTTAACTGTGGTGCTTTGATAGACGTTGCGCGGGCTGTCTGCTTACGCGCCGTGTGTACCGTCGTCTGGTCGCCGTAGTGTGGCGTCGTGTCGCGAATCTGGCCGTAGAGATTGTTATATTTAACCTCGTCGACGACCTGACCGTTAAAGTCGAAGTCTTTATCCGTTACCCTACGGCAGCGCACACGGCACCATGACGGCGTCGGGAGATTGGCGTAGATAGTTACTCCGTTTTCATCCGCAGAACGCGCTGTGATGGTTCCTGTGGCGGTATAAATTGCTCCGTATGGCTGCCGGTTGTCATCCAGTAATTGATACTGGACTTCTGTCGTCACCGATGTTGTGCGCTTACGGTTACCGTCGTCTTTATACATGCCCTGTTCCGCGCCAATATTGACAACGATGCGCTCTTGCTGCAGACGTGTCAGAGACACCCAGGTTGTCAGGCTAGCGTCAACAGTATTGACCGGGCCGACAGTGGCGTCGTCTGCTGCAGATATTGGGTACGTCGTTGCACCCATCTCCGCCCATTCAGACGGGTTTCCGGTAACATCCAACACGATATCCGTGGCACTGATAGAGATAACCGGATACGTGCCGTTGAGAATTGCTTCGGTGTTGTCGCCCGGCAGGTCACAAACGATATTCGTTAGCTTTGCCATATCCCCGATTTTGAGGTAGGCATTAAATTCGGAATCGCCGGTTGGGTCGAC